GGGTATCCGAGGTGATCGTTGTAGATTTCATAAACTACTCCCTCGTCTATTTTTAGTTGTTCGTATACTTCCTCTCTATTCATGTCGATTCCTTTAGAAATGCAGAGAAAGACAATCTAACTTGACCCTCTTTCAACCCCATCCCCTTTCTTGTTGCGTTGAATAACTTCTTTGCCTCTCCGTGTGAGGTTTTGGCGTGAAGTCCTGATTTAAAAGATTTGTAGTCATTGTTGGATGCGTGAGATCGCATTTTAGTGCCACTGATACCAGCGACACCCGTAGCGTCTGGATCACGAGCTCCGGCAGAAACTACCTTCAGACTCTTGAATTTATAATATCCGTGACTACCTTTTTTACCATTATATTTGTTGATCAACTTGTGAAACTCTCCAACACGGTCAGAACCAGCAACCATCGTGACATGAGTATGTCCTTGTTGGTGCATTTTCGCCAAATGGGCGAAAACGTGTGGTTGTGACGATGAAGAACCCTCAAACTTGCCCTGTGGATGGACATGTTTTAGGTATCGAATTTTTTGTGCAGACGTAAGCGGGTTTTTGTGTTTGTCTTGAGAATGACTGACAATCACCCTGTGATCTGCTCCTTTTTTTCTTGCCTCTGAGTGAACCTTATCCACTAGTTTACTGTGACCAGCAGTGGGTGGGTTCATCCTACCAAAAGCAAATACTATATGTTTTTCCTTACTCATCTGTCCCACGCCTTGATTGCGGTGAAGTTATTGTAACTAAACTCCATCCTGTCTACTAGTTTGACCGCATTTCCACCAACTCTGTCAATGGCAACATATCCTTCTGGATTGGTCACCTTGAATCCCTGTTTGGTGCGAACAAAAGTATCCATCATTTGTTTAATAGTATTTAGTTTTCTCACAATAACCATTTTCGCATCTACCAGAGCATTCTGGAATGAGATGACATTTATTAGCAAATTGCGGTATTTCTTGACTTCTCTGAGAACTTCTTGTTTCTTTCTTTCGTTCTCTTTCTTTGATTTTTCTTGTTTTAGTTTTTCTGTCTGAACATCAAACTTGTCGGACACCCACTTCTCATACCCATTGACGTATGCAGTGACATTTGTAATCTTTTCTCCGGCACGAACTTTGGAGTTAGCATAGGTCTTGAGAGTGGCACCAGCAGTCTTACCCTGTGACTCTAGTTGCCGTTGCAATCTCAACATGGCATCAAGTTCTGTTTTCTTTATGCGTTGAAACAGTCTACCGGCGGTGGCCAGATGACCAGTTACAACATTAGTTTCCGCCTTAGTAAATGTCGCAGTTCCGCTCTCATCACGGTATGTAGCATCATCCATCCAAACTGCCTTGTTCTTTCTGAGTCCACTAATGTTTGCACCAAAAGACGCCGACATTTTTTCCAGAGTTTGCCCTGAGTATGTGGTGTGCCAAACGACACCAATTTTTGCAGACCTGATTTGGCGATCAAGATCAGAATATCTAGGAACCGCATATACAATCGTGTTCGGTTGAAAGGTAGTAAATCTTTGTCCATCTATCATCTCCGTTTCCAAAGAACTAGAAGTAAACATCAAATCACCCTGTAAGACACCTTTTATACCTAATTTACCAAATTCTTCCAGTGCGATTAAAAATGCTGGTTTTAAAGCTTGTGGTAGTTTTGGGTCATCGTTTATTTCTTTTCTTGTCTTATACAGCAGTGGAGTCTTATTGAATACAGACTTCTTTGCGACAAAGAATTTACCATCAGAAGGATCGACACCAGCGAATATAGCAGGAGCGCCATCCCATTTCACAGTCATATTGATTGAGGATCGAGCGTTACCAGATAACATATCTCGTAAAGCTTGCAAAAAGTTGATCGCTCCACGAGCACCACCGATTCCGAAATTAAGTATTTCGTCCTCTAGGTGTTCAAGATGCAGATTCTTACCTTGAGCATCTTCCTGTAAATATGATGCGAAACTAAACATTTTCTCAACAACTGTGTTTGTGATAAGACTATTTATAAAAAACCTCTCAGGCGTTTTTGGCCGGAGACTTTTTTTCGGGGGCCAAACGCTTTGAAACCTCTTTTGGTTTTTTAAGCGTTTTGATTTCGTTGCGTAGACTCTTGATCTGTTCCTTTAGTCTCATCTTATCCTGTATCTCAAAGTCAACTGCTATCTTCTTGTCCTCCAGTGCGGTGAGAGTGACATCTAGGTTCGCTTGTGTGTGGATAAGTTTTTGTATCAGACTTTTCCGCATCATCTCAGACCGTTGGAAATTTCGTTCTGCGAGTTTCATTCTCGCATATACTTTCCATTTCTCAACATAATCTATAGATAATGCCTCTGATAACGCTTCAATGATATCTTCTGTATCATCAGTGTCAAATTCTTCTTGCGTCTTGAGAAAAGACTTCTCAATTTTTTCCTCAATCAATGCAAGTTTTTGTTGTTCTAACTTGGGATTTGGTTTAACCATAATTTACTCCATAAAAAAAGGGGGTCAACACCCCCTTATTTATCACACTTTTATGTGACTAGTTGCCACCAGAACAGGTAAATGCTCCAGTGCCATCATCAGCACAGGTGATAGGTGTTGCGAGATCAGTTCCAAACTGTCGGATTGTCGCATTGAAATCAGCGATAATGTTAGCAAAGTTAGTATCATTAGTAGCAGAATACTCTAACCAATCTTTGTTGGTAGTCCAGATACCTTCCATGCCCCACTTACCCAACTCAGTGGTCTTATCAAGACCGTGAGTTCCGATTGCGCCAACCGTAGTCATACCAAACTGACCCATATCGTTGAGGTTGTTCATACCAACTGTAGCAATGTCACCAGCAGTGGTGAGACCAGTGGTAGCGATACTGTCAGCAGTATCTAACCCAGCGAGACCGAGTGTAACAGTTTGATCACCAGCGGTATTGAGTGCGCCAAATCCAGCGAGAGCAACATCAACTGTTGCCTGTCCGCCAGCAGCTGCGACATTCGCCCACTGTCCACCCATATCAGTAATCATGGATTGTTGACCCAATTGGATTTCCGCATTAGCTGACATAGAAGCCATTTGAACTTCAGCAGCCTTGTTTGCAGCGTTCTTAGCAACGTTTGCTTGAACGATACCCAATCCCAATGTTCCGATAGTTGGTGTCAAGACTTGCGCCCACTTCAGAGCGGAAGATTCGACATACTGTGGAACGATTGTGTCATCATTGGACAGTGCGATAGCCATGACAGCTGCGGATGCAGCCTGACCATCACCACTAGATGCGACTTGAGCGAGAGCTCGGTATCGTGCTTCGGACACAAGAGCTTTCGCTTCTGCGGCTTTCTGCACGGCTTCATAGTAATTACTACCAGAGGCTGAAGCACACCCCACGTTTGCTACTGAAATCATAAAGATCGCAGTAATCATTTTGAACCATTTCATATTAAGTCCCTCTTATAGTCCATACGGTTCATCACTATTTATAACTTATTGTGTTACAAAAAATAGTAAATTTTCCATGTCACCTTACACTTTGGGGCGATGTTTCTGCACCAAATTTCTTACAGCCACGGATTTAGAGTCCTTCGCTCCGTAGGTGTTTGCAAGGGCAGAGGTTGGATTTGCCTCTGATATTTTTGATAGGACTTCCTTGAACCCACCATCCGGCTTAGTCCGATCACCAGTGCCTCCAACGAGGCCTGGCGCACCATTGACCAGCCGTTCTATATGGGGATTATCTTTCAGCATATCATCTGCTGCAGATATCCCCATAAATTCTTCCCAAACTTCGCCTGTATCTTTGTTATGAAACTTATAGGTAGGCATTCTGTTCTACTTTCGGTAAACCTAAACAAACCCGAGCCTGATCCCTCACCTCAGCAGATACGGCATGACCATACATCTCTGGGTTCAGAAGATCATTCACAAATTTGAATGTGTTGTAGATGATCGCTGCGTCATTCGGTGACAATTTTTCCACCATGAACGTAACGTCTTCCATTGTTAATTTATCGCTCATTACAATCTCCTACACTTCAACTTCGACAAAACTTCGGCGGCGTTTGTCAAACTGTTTCGATGGTTTTGAGAACATTAACATCTCAGATGTTCCCTGTTTGATATATCCAACGTTTTGATTTTTGTCGTTAAATATATATATGTGGTTTGGAGTGCCTGGGGCCTCAGTCCACTTTGTTACTTCTTTCAAGAACTTCATTATGCCATTTCCAAATTGCAGTTTCAATTTCTTCTGGTCTCCCGTTGGTGACATGTTCACCATTTTGACGGGCGATCAGATAATGATCCAGAAGCAGGAAAAGCCCTCTACGGGCTTCCTGTTCTAATAATTTTTGTTTACTTCTCTTGTTCAATCTCTAAGACTTCCTCAGCGTAAACGTGCATGATCTCCTGATCACTCAATCCAATTCTACGCAACGAATTTATGAAACGTGTTGTATCACCCCCATCAAGTGCGGATTCAACCACACTCAAAACTGCTTCACCAGTTTCCCCATAAGCATACCACGGTGTCATCATTGTGTCAACACCTTGTATGCCTCAATGGCACGATTGGGGAACATGTTTGGATTAGTGGCGATGGCATTCATCACCCAATCCCATGTCTTGCCAAGGAACTCTGCCTCGGCGTTGATAATACGTCCTGCTTTACTAAGTGTCATGCTGCCTCTCCAACTTTAGAACTCAATAACTGAGTGAAACCCACGTTGTCAACCATGTGGACATCACCATGTTCACCAACAAGGATGTCACCAACTGACATCGAATGTTGCGGTGCGTGTCGAGTGATACGTTCCTCAAAATGTTCCATACCATGCGGATTATTGTGAACCAGAAAAGCGTCCTCAAGATCACGCACATTGATGTCAGCGACATGTTTGAAATACTGATCAAACTCTGACACCCAACCCTCAGAACCACTAGTGGTCAGCGCCATGTGCGCCTCAACACGGGGGAACTGGGCCATCGCTTCTGTCCAACCCATTTGATTGACGGCATCGAACTCGGAGCGGGGAACATCTAACTGGAACAATCGAAACATAACCAAAAAACCTCTCTCAACTCAATTTACACATATATTATGACAGCTATTGGGGCAGATGTCAAGGGGCGAGGCCACTTGTAAGTGGTTGATTTATAAGGAAAATAAAAAAAATTTGAAAAAATTCTAAGTGATTGATTTTAAAAGAAAAAAATATCCTTATAAATCAACCAGTTGGATATATTACACTCGGATGAACCAAATTACCGTTCTTATATAGGTCATATAGGTCAGCGATTGGCAGATTGAACCACACCTGTAAATTAAAACGATCATACTCGGTATCGTTCTTTACTCCATGTTTGATTTGAGTATTGAAGGCATAGCAGCATCGCCACCCAATATCGTATGTGCCTTCATCCATATAGATTGTGCATGGGGCATACTTATCACCGCCAGGCAAGAGTGGAAATACAACTGAGGAAAGTCTTTTGTGTTCTGGATTGTCAACATGAGGAACAACTTCTTTTCCTGCCTGAATTCTCATCATGGTGACTACGGTGGGTTCGACTTGAAACATACTGCGAATCTCTCCATTAAGAGAACATTTCGGCAACAGGGCAATATCAAGATTTGTATCATCTCCA